TGTAATTAATCAAATTGGTTATTTTCCAGCTTATGGATTAGATAATAAGCATAGATTTACTAAAAAATTCGATAAGAGAATATCCGTTACGATGGATTCAATTGTGCATGATCCTAATGCTGATATTAATATATTGATGCAGTGTGAACCACCTAATCTATATGTTGATTTTTATAATATGGTAAAAGAAAATCATCGTAAGTTTGATTTAGTTTTGGCTTATGATGAACGAATACTTAGCATACCTAATATAAAAGCTATGGAATTTTGCCCGATAGGATCATGGATAGATAATAACATTGTTTTAGAAAAGAAAAATCAAATTACTTATTTAATGAGTAGTAAGATTAATGGGCATGATTATCATATTCGTTTTATGATTATGCGTTGGCTAGAAAAGCACAAGCCTACAAATTTTGATATGTTCTGGCATAGAAGTCCGCCACGAATAGATGATAAGAATGTATTTTTTACGAATGCAAAATTTAATGTGGCATGTGAAAATCAAGTTATGAACAATATGTTTACTGAAAAATTAATTGATTGTTTTAAAACTAAAACAATACCCATATATTATGGTTGTGTCAACATAGAAAAATATTTTAATCCAAAAGGTATTATTAGATTCAATAACATAGAAGAATTTAACGATATCATGTTAAATTTAAATCCATCAGTTTATGATGAATTAAAACCCTATATGGAAGAAAATTATGAATTGTCAAGACCTTACTGGAGTAAAACAGTGTATCAACGAGTTGAAGAAATAGTATCAGACAAGTTTTTTGATATGGATCATGATAACAATTTCTTACTGACCCATATTTTAGATTAAATAATAATATGAGAACAAATCTAATTATAGTAGACGATTTTTTGGGTAACCCCGACATGGTAAGAGAATTCGCACTTAAGCAGGACTTTAATGTTAAAGGTAATTACCCAGGATCAAGAACGAAAAGTTTTCTTACGCCAGATTTAAAAGAGGCAATTCAAACCATAATTTGGAATTACGGAAAAGAAATTACAAATTGGTTTCATACAGACGGATTTACTGGATCATATCAACTAACATATGCCAGTGATCGTAGTTGGATACATACTGATCACTTCAATAAGTGGGCAGCAGTTTTATACTTGACACCTAATGCTCCACTAAGTGGTGGCACTTCGCTTTATATGTATAAGGAAAATGGTGCAACCACCAGCGGTGAAATGGGCGACAGGCCGTATGATGCTTCTGACGTTACAAAATGGTACAAATATGATACTGTTGCAAATAGATACAATAGACTAGTGTTGTATCGTGGTGATTTATTTCATATGAGTAATGATTATTTCGGTAGTACCCCCGAAGACGGTAGATTATTTCAATTATTCTTTTTTGACACTCAAATATAATGAAAACAAACGTAATTATTACAGATAATTTTTATAGTAATCCTGATGGTGTAAGAAGTTACATATTACAACAAGAATTTAAAAACTACAAATATCCTGGTTTACGTACTCGGAGTTTTCTTACCGAAGATACTAAACTTACTATACAAAATTTATTAATGAATGCTGGTGGGCTAATAACAAATTGGAATGAGATAGACGGGTTAACAGGGTCATTTGAATTAGCAACTGCTCATGATCGTAGTTGGATTCATACCGATCATTACAATACATGGGCAGGTGTGCTTTATTTAACTCCGGATGCACCTCTGAGTGGTGGCACTGGAATTTATCAGTATAAAAAAACTGGGGCAACTATAGCAAGTCAACTGTCTGAATATGAATCACAGGACATGACCAAATGGGAACTGTGTGACATAATAGCTAATAGATATAATAGATTGGTGTTATATCGAAGTGAAATGTTTCATACAAGTATAGACTACTTTGGTTCAGATTTAAACACTGGTAGACTTTTTCAATTGTTTTTCTTAACAACAGAATTTTAAAATGATCAATAGAGTAGCAAACTTTTTAGATGGCGAAACGCTTACTGCATTACGTCAAAAATTTCAAAATGCACGTGGCACACCGTCATTTGAAGTAAACAATATGGGAAGATGGGGCGCAGGATTAGAAAGCGGATCATATGGTCCAGTTTTGATTCTACCGTTGGAAGAGTATAAAGGATATTTTCTAGAAAAATATAAATCTGTACATCCAGATTTCGCAGAGTATAGAAATTTAACTTGTTTCATGCACATATGGCTACCAGGCTCACAAATAAATTTTCATCACGATGATAGTGCTTCTGGTGGTAATCCTAGATTAAGTAGTACCATATATATCAATGAACGATGGAACTGGAATTGGGGCGGATTATTTTTGTATGATGACCCAGATACTGGACAAGGTTGGGTATATCCGCATGAAAACAGTATGGTTTGGTTTAGACCACCTATATATCATGCAACATCAATGATAACTTTAGATGCTGAATTCCCTAGATTAAGTATTCAGTTATTTTTTAACAAATATTGAAATTAATTATTTTTAATTTTTTCAAGTGTATGTAATTTTTCTTTGACCCTGGCTGATGTTAGAGTTTTTTCTAAGCCTGGGTGTAGTGGTTTAGGTAAAACTTCCAATGTAACCCAGCAATAGCCTTTATGTTCTTGATTTAAGTAAGGTATAAATTCTTCGTCTACTTGAATCAAGAATGTGTGATACACAAAAATACCACTATCACTGGTATATTGATCTATTGGAATTATCTTGGCATCGGCTACATGTCCTCCTAACTCCTCACTAATTTCTCTAATTAAACCATTTTGAATAGATTCATCTGCTTCTATTTTACCACCAACTAGACCCCATGTATTTGGAAATTTACCCGAATTTCTTAACAAGAACAAATATCTACGTGAAGAATGTGCATAAATTAGAGCACCACAACCGCGTTTTATATTATTAATTGCCATTTTCCTGCTGGATAATATCCCTCATAACTCTTAGTCCATTTAGTAGCATCCCATTTGTACTGTATACCAGTTGTTAAATTTGTTACATACTGTGCCACAATTTCATTTCTACTATCAAAAACAACTGCCCAGTGTTGGCCTGTAAATTCTATAATGTCATTTTTATATGCCTCTAATGGTGTATCGTCTATGCCCGTCCAATTATAGTACGGTACTACATTCGAATCAAGTACATAATCATTAACTAAAAGATAACGTGTGCCTACCGCAAGATCCTGAAGTGAATAATTAGGACGACTAGTCACCGGATCTATAATTGCATTTATTGGTGGTAGTGTGTTTGTGGGTAAAGAATCAATATCAGGCGACCATAATAATACGGTATCATCTATCGGACTGTATGCGACTGTCCCAACAATTAAAGTTTCATCTTCCAGTTCCAATTTAACAGTACTTGATCCATTAACTAAATTGCCATAAATGTTTACAATATTACGCCAAGGTTCGTCAGCGCCATTTTTTCTAGTAAAATCGGTAAATACTATCTTATCACCTATATTACCAGTGATGACGTTACTGGTAATTACAGTGTCACCACTTACTGAAATAACAGCACAATTCGATACAGGTTGAATTGTATTGGATGTTATACTCGTTATACTTAAATTACTCACAATCATTGACGGTTTAATACCATCTGCATCAGTCAAGTATACGGTAGTATTTGCCGATATATTCCCTGCCAATTCTTTCACTATTTGAGTACCAAATTTGTCATCAACTGATTGATTACTTGCAACTAATCTAAGTTGATTATCAAGTAGTATTACACCATACTGTAATGGAGTAATATATTGTTTGCTTAGTAGATTTGCATCATTGTAAATAGCGTCATCTAAATTACCGTTAGCATCAAAAACATTTGCGATAATTTTTTGTATAACGCCTAGCTTTTTTACTAATGCTGGAGCACTAATGAAAATTGGCAATTCAAATGTAAGCGTTGCTATATCAATATCTATGCCCGAACCCACTGGTATTGTTCTTGAACTCCAATTAGTTTGTGTTAATAAAACGTAGGTAATACTGGTCCAATCAATATAGTTATCGGTAGATTGAATTTCTAAAGCTGGATTAAATAGCGTACTGATTTGTTCTATAATTTGTAATTTTTGTTCAGTATTGCTAGTCCATATATCTAATTTTAAGGTTAGTTTATATGGCACAGGCATTAATCTTTCTACTGTTAACACATCGCCTTGAGTTGTTGAATAATTACCAGTCGCTGGATTGAAGTATCTTTCACGTACATTTAATTTGCCAACATAGGTTGGGTTCTGTACTCTTTCACGATCATATGAAAGATCGCTTATATAAACTGCCATACATGGAGTAGAATTTAATGTACTTTCGCTGTTTTGTTGAATAACACTGGCTACTTGTCTACTACTATCTCCGTATATTACGGGTACACGTTGAAGTGCAATAATACCATTTCTGTCCTTGCCAAACTGTACCTGAAAATTGCTTATCATTCTTATAAATTGAATGATATAGCGGCGTATTTGTTGGTCATAAAAAAATTGCTGTAATTGCATGATTAACTGTCTGCCTTAGGTGTTAAAGCTTTGCTTAGGCTTTGTCTCGATGGTAATGTTTGTCCACTGTCATCAACGTAAGTATCAGTGTTATTTACGAATATACTACGTTGTGTTTTATTATTTGGACCAGGTGTGAGATTTGTACGTACACTATCCTCGATTTTTATCCATCTAACACCATCATATCTAAACAGTCGATTAGGCACATAGTCTGTTCTTAAAAAATAATCTCCTATTTCTGGGTTTGTAGGGAACGATGTACCAACACCAACCGGCCAGCCATTTGGTGCTGCACCATCACCGCCCAAGTATGCTGGTATATTTGTATCGGGTGTGGTTGCGGCAACCGCTGCGAAGTTTCTAGTTGAATTTACTCTTAGATTCATATTATTTGCCTGTATCCCTGTTGGATCACCTGGTGAACCATCAGGGTTCAATGGCAGAACGTATAGCTCATCAACATTCGTACCACTTTTTACTACATCTATTTCTGCCTGTTCGATAATAGCATCGTTTATTTCTAGGAATTTGTCTAACGTGCTTAGATAATCGCTAAACGGCGTAGAATTACCATTAAGAGTTTGATTTGATATTTGATTCAATATGTCTTTATATTCTTGACTATCTACTAATGGATTTAGTTTGACGCGAGATAGGTGCGGCCACCAAGTTTGACTAAATCCTTCGGCAGCAAAAGTTACTTCCTCAACGACATAATATCTTTTTAGTATGTTTGGTATATCATTATTTAATGGATAATAATCTTTTTTATGCTGTAGTTCTACAACGTCACCGCTTATGATTTTTCTACCAAGATAAGCAACAGTATCTGTTAAATGAAAAGTCATGTAAATCGTGTCAGCACTCATGAAAATACCGAACTGACTAAGATTAAAATCGTTATCATTTACTGTATAAATGCCTCTTAATGTATAAACACTGGTATCATATTTTCTATCTCTGTTTTCTAGGAATAATAAATCTTGAATGTTCGTTGCACTTTGATTTAAATAGTTTGGTTTACTAGCGTCTTTCCAAAAGATATT